CCATTCGATTTCATATACAACGGTTTCTAATGTTCCTATATCCTCGCCATTTTCGCCAGCTTGAAACTCATAAGTTACATCTACGAATAAAGTTGATTTTCCCGTATTCTCTAATTCTTCGATATATGAACTGGTAACTGCACCTAAGTAATCACCCCATGTATCACCGATATCGGGCTTGGCGGATTCTAACGTAGCCGTTACGTCTACATATTCAATACTTGTAGTTGTTCCCTTTTCACCAGGTTTAATTAACGGAAATCCGTATTTTCTTTTAGCGTATATTGATTCGGCTGCCATATATTACATTATTGCGGATAGTTCCATTTTGTTCCGCTCTGTTAGAAGTTTGACAATTTGTTTTAGACTAGCTATCTGCTCATCTACTTTACTAGCTACGTTTTCACGTCCCATTCCAAGCCCTCTAGCTTGCATTGAGTTGACTTCGGATTTGATATATTCAGCGTTAGATTTAGCTTCTTCTGTTTTTTCGGTGGGTGATTCGACATCTTCGCTAGTTTTAGCTACTTCCGCTCCGATGTTAGCTGCTTCTGATAATCCGCCCTCTACACCCTTAGCTAACTCGTTATACAGGCGATCTGCTTCTGCCCTCATCTCATTGCCAATCTTGTTAACGATTGGGACATTGCTCATATCGCGGTCATTAAAAGCATCTTGGAATGATCTCTGTTGATCTCTACTGTCTATCTGTTTGTCGTGCGCCTCAGTATCTCCAAATAAGCCGAATTTAATATCTGCGTATGCATTTGATGCTTTGTTTTTTAAGGTCTCAAACGCTGCGCCAATAAATGCAACGATAGGAGAAACTAGACCATTTAGCATATTAAGTATTCCTACTCCTAAATCCAATGTCCACGCAGTAAATTTTAGACCAGCTATATCTAGCAATGTCCCATCTGTTAGACCTCTAAATCCAATGGCGATGTTTCTACCTAGATTACTACCTAACTCAGTAAAATCATAACCATCAACTTTCTGGAGATTAGGTAACAACTCGCCAATAATACCCGATGCGAAACCTACGAAAAACTGATCTTTTTTGGTATTTAATCGACCGAAGATATCGTTAGCTTCGTCCATTGCCGCTGCGAATTTAGCGGCTAGCTCTGGCATCTTACCTAACTTAGTAGCCGATTCCTCCATTCCAGCGAATACCGTAACCAGTTTAGATCCGCTCTTACCGAAAACTTCCATAGCCAAAGCGTTACGCCTGGTTGGGTTTTCGATCTTCATTATAGCGTCCCCAATAGCTTTAAATTGCTCTTCTGGTGACATTTTCGCTAAGTCTGTTAAACTTAGTCCCATTTCTGCAAATGGATTATCACCGCCTAACTTGCTGTTAGCGATAGTCTTTTGCATCCTAGCGATATCCTTACCAGCGTCCTCTGCGTTTCCGCCTCCGTCTTTATAAGCCTGTTGCAGCTTCATTAACGCGGCTACACCTACACCCGTTTGAGCGGACATATCGCCGATAGCATCAACCATGCTAATCGCGCCTTTAGTTCCTGCTATTAAAGCCGCACCAGTTACGGCTATCCCAGCCGCTGCGTATTTACTACCACTTAAAGCTAATTTAGATGACTTCTTAGAAAATGAATTTAGCGACTTCTTGGCTTTATTTAAGCCCATAGTCATCTTGTCCTTAACGGATAATTCAGCGTATAAGTTACCGATGTTTTTTGCGCTAGCCATTTAATTCTTTTTCTTTTGATCTTTCTGCCGCCGCTTTTAGGAAAGCCTTTAATCTATTCTCTCTAGCTTCTGGGTCTGATTTTCTTTTAGGTTTTGCGTATTCTGGAAGGAAGTCATAAATTGTTAGTTCTCCCCCTCCCTTTTTCTTTGAACCTGCCGATGTTGCTATCGTCAAACTCAATCTAGCTAATCTAAACTCTTCTCTTTTTTGCTTTGTCTCCCATGCTTCGAGGTAGGCTTGGCATTGATTTGGATTTGTGGCGTTCCATTCATCTTCTTCAATGCCAAGCTCTATTCGAGCAAACGCTATTTCCTCGCGCTCCTTTTTTTTTGTGGGGTTTCAACTTGTGTCGATTCCTTATTGATCGCAATTAGTGCGTTCAATATACCTTCACCCTCAGTCTCTTGATCAACTGATATGAATAGTGCCTCTGGATCTGGATATTTGCTAATCTCCGATTTAGGTAACAAGCCCCACAATATTTTAAACCATGCAGATACGGATGTCTTGGCATTACGGAGTTGCGCGGTTGTTGGCGCACCACCGATTTCTGACATCCTATATTCTAGCTGACGTTGCGTTCCTTGAGTCCACTCAAGTTCAACTTCTGATCCAGCTATAATTACTTTATGCTTCATGGTTAGTTAAGGATTAAGCGTAAGTAACTGCGCCAGTAATTTTGATAGAGCAGGTAAATTCTACTTTATCATCGAGAGGTGCGCTAGTTGCAAAGCCGCCAATAATACCAGTAAATGAGCAGGTAGATGCGTCCGAAAAGGTAACGACACAAGCACCAGATGCGCCTGGGTTAGCTCTAAGATAATCTTGTCCTACGTTTGCCGCATCATATGCGCCAGTTAGTTCAAGTGTGCCGCCGTCTTTAAGACCTCCTACAAACTCTTTCCAGCCACCAGAGCTATCGTGAGTTGTGATATCTACGAAGTTAACTTCTGTGCCTCCTGGTGATACGTCCGTTAGACCGCCGATTGCGTTGGTCGCGACAGTAACCGCCACGCCGTATGATTTAATTTTAGCCATATTATTTTATTAGTTGATGTTTGCTGATGCTGAATATTCGAGAATCTCCCCGAAAAGTTTTGCCGATGGGTCATATGTCCCTGATCTGTTAGAAAAGATCATACTTAAATCTGACGAACCCGCAAGCGTATTTCCGTCTAAAATTGTATCTATTAGAACGGAGGTTGAAATTGCTTGGGCTTTTGTCTTAGCCCATACTGTTAGAGTAATCTGAGGAAACTCAATAGTTCTCTCCCCATCGTGGCTTGTTTCGCCCCTAGTTGATGAAATATAGTAGACAATATAAGGCGCGGTCGCCGACTGATCTGCGATATCTGGATAGATTCGCGTTCCTACTACCGCCGCCAATGGTGCGTTACCTGTTAGAGCCGTATATAAATCTGATTGATAACTCATAGCTTTTTGATCTTTTTAGCGACTCTGGCTAATCCTTGATTATAGCCTTTAGATAGTAATTCCATTACCTCTGACCTAGAGGATTCAACAGCGTTTCTAATAAATGGTCTGGCTGGCATTTTTGCAGTCCCGTATTCGACTATTCCAGCGTATTTTACTGGATCTTTTTTAACGCTTTTACCATTAACCATTTGAGTTTCAGCGTATCCAGTTCTAGCTCCTACCCTTGCGCTTAAGCTACCAGAGTTTTTACCAGATTTGTTTTTCTTAACTGTAACTCCAATAGATTTTTTAAGCAAACCACTACCAACGGGTGCGCCAGCTTTAGCCCGTTTTTCGATAGCTTTAGCCGCTACCCTTAACGCTGTTCTTTCTACACTATCGCGAAACTCTTTAGGTAGCTTGGAAAGTGATTTTTCCAATTGATCAAACCCGCTCATTTTAAATTCTATCATCATAATTCTAACCCTCCTACCGAACGGCATGATAGTATTAAGCTAGTTCTAATTCCTTCCTCGGTAATTCCGACGATATCGAACGTCCTACTATTATAGGTTACGCGGTTAATTCCGCTAGCTAAACTAGGATAGTATCTAACCCTAAAATGCACATCCTCTACGTTTCTCTCAGATCCGCCCAAGGTTGATTCAATCTGCTTCTGGTTGAGTTGTTCCGCCCATAATTGTTTCAAAGTTGCCCACGCCTCTACCTTTCCGCCCGTTGCATCCCTAGTTAAGGTGCGGCTTTGAACTGTAATGCGACGATTTAACTTACCAGGATTCATTAAAAATAACCCGAACTTTTGAGATTTGTTAGTAATGCGCTAATTGTAAATGGTATTTCCTTACCCTCTGAACCAAAAGAAATAGGCGCACGTTGCTCATATAAATGACATACGAACATCTTGATAGCGTGGCGATTAACCGCACTAGCTGGTAATGAACCCGCTGTAAAAGTAATCTGTATAGCGTCTGGACGATCTGCTAGTGCTGGCTCTGGATTGATAAGTTGAATAACCCCAACATCCAAGGTAGTAATAACGCGATACTCGTTGGTTGATAGCGTAGTTAATGCTCCCCCATTTGCTGGGTAATACTTAACGCTTTGAACGCTAGATAATGGATAACGATAAAGCGGAATAGTTAGAGGTTTAGCTCTATTGATTAAACCATAGATAGGATCGATATACTCCGCGTGGTTAGCGTGGGTATCGTTAAATAAATCTTGCCACGTTTCGGCTATTAAAAGCCATCCAGTAGCTGCTGAACTACGACAGGTTAAACTATCAATATATTCCCTAGCAACTGGTATTAAATCAGATAGATACTCGTAATCATCGGACGAATCAACGCGAACGTGTTGCGTTACCTCCTCCAATGATACAGGCTCGATCTGCGGTTGCGTAGAAATATAATAGTTCGGTCGCATTATTTACGTCCTTTTTTAGGTTTTCTTGTAATAGCCGCTACTTCTTTAGTTGGCATTACCGCCTCTGCGGTTTCTACTTTAATTGGTTCTGCCTTTTCTGGCGCAAATAACTCAGCGGTTCTACAAGCGATAAGCTCATTAGCAATATGCGGAGCGAAAGATACAATCTCCCCCTCTCTATAAGGTTGCGCTTGTGCAAAGCAGTTTCTTAACATCTTTACGAATACTCTTCCATTTGTTTGCATATGATTTGGTGTATTATGAAATTTTAGGGATATTCCCATTATATATGCAGCGTCGATAGCTGCGCTTCTTATTGCGTTATAGTCTTTGTAGTGATCGTGTCTAAGTCTAGTTTTCCATTCGTAGCCTTCAGCATGATGATTACCGCCATCAAATCCGACCATATAGACTGAGCGAACGCCCATAATATATAGGATTTGCAATGCGCTACCAAGTGTCCCACGGCGAATAGATAGGCATTTAGCCAATTCAGATTTGCTAAGTTTAAGCCTCTCATCTTCGCTATCGTCTTTAAAGGTAACAACTTCGCAATCGATTGATCCTTCGACCGTGCTATCGTATTCATGTAAGCATCTAACAGGCTGAAATAAGACTTGTCCCGTTTTGTATGCGTCTTTCCACTTAGATACGCCATCATTGGCGAATCCATACAAGCAATCTGGAACATGAGCGATAACATCGTTAATAGCTAATCTTAGTTTTCCTGCTGTCTTAAAATCAAATCCCGTAAAAGATTGCCCCTTACCGAATAACCAGGCGGTTTCACCTGCATGACGGTCTATATAATCGGTAAGGTTCATCTAAAGTTAGCTAGGCGGGTGAGCCAATCTACACCCGCCTAACTGTTAGTTTTATGCAGTCAATGCGTCGAGCATTGCGCTGAACGATTGAGCGCGGCGAACACCTGCGTCGTAGTAGGTGTTAGCTACGAGGTGGCGTTGACCTGCTTTTGCGTCGGTCGAATCGCGAACCATCTCAAGTTGGATACCGCCCCAGTAACCGACAACGAAGTCTGCTGCATTTCCGAAGAAGATAGCAGATGCAACGCTAGAAGATCCTTTGGTAAGGGTTGAACTGATCGCGTTAGTAACGCTTGCAGCGTAGCCGTTAAGCGGTGCTTCTGGAGTGCGAACATCCCAAACCTTGACGGAATCCGTCGAAGAGGTGTTGAGGGTTTTCTTCAGTTTGCCGCGAACTTTGGCGTTGGTGAAGTAACGGACATTACCCTCAAGGGCGTTGTCGATTGCAACTTCGGTTTCAAGGTCTACGATATCAGACCAATCTGGAGCTGCACCGTTAGTTCCGCCAACTACTGAACCAATGCCAGAAGTTCCAGCGATACCA